GTGGTAGTAGAGGTTTAGGTTCTTTCCCTTGTTAGCATTGTGTGGGCACTCACATGAGCAGAAGTGGGGCTTCTGCCATTCCGACCCGAAGGGCCGAGCCGAGAGAGCTCCCAATGCGCTTTGTAGCACCACGGGCAACAAGTTGCCCAGTACCGCTTAAAGCCATTTGAGAGATCTGAGAAACCAAAGATTTCCCAGTTGTCACGACCCGATCCCAAATCGGGTGACCACGTCGCTCGATAGTATCCAACTTGGCATTGACTTGCGGCACTTTCGACCTGGAGTAAGTATGGATGGGAGTCTGGGTGATACCAGACGAAGCCTCCGCGCGCCATTCAATCGACTTGGTTAAGTCAAAAGTTAGGCCCGCGCCGGGCTGCGTTCTCCTCCACACTATTCCAAAGACCCTAGGAGACAGCACTTTAGCATTGCTGACCACGGTGGTTGCACCGGGTTGAATGCTATACATGCTATCTTCATAGGCTCGAAAGTGCTCGGAGGAACCGTCGTTCAGTCGGTAGACTGACTCAATGGTATCAACTCCGAGTCGCATTTTCTTGTTGGTATAGTTCATGAGTTCGTCGACGGAAAGTGGGTCACCTCCTCGCCCACCATCAAGGAGTTCCTCGATGGGTAGGTTAGAAATGAAGCCAACTTCGCCGGCGGACTCATCCATCCTTCCGTAGTATGTCATTGCCATACAGGCAGAAAGAGGACGAGCATCTGAAACGACATCTGAGGAGACAAGAGGTCCCGCAGGGTCATCGATGGTTGCAGCAGTGCTGTAGCCATCAAAGGCTCTGTTACGGGAGCCAAAAGGCCCTCCTGTTCCTCCAATTCCAGGACTGTTAGTCGGGTGGACCGTTGAATCTTCGTTTAAGAACATAAAACAGTTTCCACCAGACGGTTGGTCCGGAAAGTTATCGTTAAAGGTGTTGTGGTAGTCTGGGCACCACAATAGGTACCCACACGTTGCTGTGTTGGGGGTTGCCCCACCCGAATTGGTGTGAACGCTTGACTTGAGTCGTGCAAGCAGTCCTTCTGAGGATCCGTACATGCCAGGCACAAGAGTGCTGCCACATGGATCCGCTACCATTAGTGAGTAGGGGTCCCCCAGGGGGGATTTACCGGACCTGGGCGCCCTGCGGCGCCGAGGTTGTCGGGTTTGTGGAGAATTTCGCTTCCCCTGCGTTCGCTGTTTGGATCGAGCCATCTGTGCTCAATTTGCCCACCATCCCTGCCTGGACTCTCTCTATGCTCCTCCTAAACTCCTCAGCCCGAGGGTGATTGCGCATTTCTGTGTTAAACTGCTGTTTGAGCTCAGGCGTGATTTCCTTCTGCTCCAGGAGGTTATACAAGGTTTTGGTCCCATCTGCCGGGTGGACAGTCTCTGGAGTAAAGAGGTTCGAACAAAATTCAAACTCCTTCTCCATAAGATCATACATCTTCAGCGGGTGACCAAGTTCCAAGTATTTAGCTATGGCATCCTTGATAAGAGCTTCTAGGCAGTCGTCGCCATTGGCGACGGCCCATTCAGCTCCAGCCAGTAAGGCTACGAGAACGCGCATGCGTGAGTTACCCGAGCTGGTATTAAACCTGCCTGAGCACTGCACGCCAGCTAAGAGCTTGTAAATAAGACAACCATCCGGCAATGCATATGTCGCTTGGGAGACGCAAATCTCGCGGTTAACGAAAATGCGCCTCAACCAAGGTGTTGCGTTGCAGAGGTCAGCTCTCATTTCTCCTTCAGCGCGAAGCTCCCAGTCCTTAACGGACCAGTCCCATCCAGTTACGTCGGCGGCAGCAAAGGTTTTCCCTTCAGCCATGCCTATGATTCTGTCATAAAACTCTCGGAGGCATTCGTCGTCAGACAAGCCTATTCCTGGTGCAGATGGAATCTTGTTCCACATGCTAATCTCTGTCTTGTTCTGGTCGTTACAGAGGACCCTTTCAACTAGTTGATCCACCGCAGAGCAGGCCATGATTAGGCGCCACCGCTGCGATTTCAGTTTCTTTGCTGAGTGAGGTTCTCCCTTCACGAATAAACGGACAGGGTCAACAAGACCACGCTCGATTAACTCGCGCGGGCCCATGTTTGTGCAATCTACCTCCGATAATAGCTTGAGCCTTTCACACGCAACGTCGATAATAAATTGTCGGTGGTTGGCGAGAATGTCCTGGTTAGTATTACCTAAAACTGTATAGGGGACTCCTGGTTTGGAATCCCTGGGCAGCTCATCAATAAGGAACTCCAGGCGCGCCCTGATATCCTCCTCGTGGAAAATTCCATCGTGGAGGCCAAGGGGCTCAAGTGTTGTGGGGTAGAGGTCTACGATCTGTCGGCGGACAGCTCGAAGACGTTCTTTTGAGGGTTCCACACCTGTAACCCTTCGCTTGCATTGGCCAACGAGGGAAGCTTTGAGGGCTTCGATGTTGCGGCGAGCGGGGTGCCAGTTTCCAAGACCTTCGACTTGCGATTTCTCGCTGATCGTTGTTTCTTTTTCAACTTTGGTGCGGGGGGTTGCAAAACGACAGACGGTTGTTCCTGCTTCGAGGAGACATCCGTCTGAGTCAGCGACTGGCTTTTCAGCTTGCCAGTTGTAAGCTCCGAGGTCTTTAGCTTCGCGGACTGCCCCAGAAAGGTCCGGAAATCGTTTAAAGACTTTACCATTTCCTCTGTCACCTCTGTAGTAGGGGCAACCGGCGCCACCTCCACCACGGGGGTAGGGGCGACCACTGGCTCGATGTTTACCACCACAGGG